ACATAACTACCATTTGTACTATCGTACTCGTATATTTCAATAATATCACCTGGTTGTTTAGTTGCTGTAACAACCGCAAAACCTTCACTGTTAAATGTATATTCAACTCCATGAATAAGTTGATTACCATTTAGATATACTTGTGCAGATTTTCTACTTAATGTGTTTAAAGAAAATATTTCACTTAACGCAAAAAACTGTTCATCACTATCTAATATTTCGTGTACAGTTTTAGTTGCGCCGCCTTGTGGTACCATATCACTAAAGTAAAATGGCATAGCTGTAGTTTTATCTTTATTAAGTTCTTTTAATATGTTGTCTACATGTGTTTTTACTGGACCTTCATAACCAAGTGTGTTAGCAATTTCTAAAAACTGTCTTTTAAATTTACCGTATTCTTTTCTAGCATATCTCAAAGATTTAATAATGTTTGATTGAGTATCAATTAAATGATATAGTGCAAGATTAATCGGACCACTGTGCTTTAAAAACTTTTTACCGTAACTGCTTAATTTTCCAACATCTCTTAAATTGCTGTTTCCTGGAAATGTTCCGGCAAAATTATTAATTTCTTCTACAATAGTGCTAACATGATCGTTAACTTCTCCTAATGTAAATTCATTTAAATTTTGGTTAAGAGGATTCTTTTCAAGATTACTTGCGATTTCATAATACCCATTATTATTCTTTGCATACTTACTGCGTGTTTTTATAACAATAACATCATCTATATTTAGATCAGTTGTAAATGTTATATAAGATTCGCCATTAGCATCTTGAGATATTGTAAAATCTACATCTCTAAATTGTAAATCATTGTTTAAATAAACTCTTATCCAAAGATCATTAATAAAATCTATATTATCATAAACATCAATGTAAAAATTATTAGTTGTATTATCAAATATGTACTGTCTAATTATAGGTTGGTTACTAAGTTTATTTCCTTTTATCCATCCGTTTTGATAAACAAAATTAGTTCTATCAGAATACTTTTTAAGATAACCTGTATCAGTTATTTTTGAATATAAAGTTGTGCCAATTTGGTATGTAAAAGTATTTTGAAGTAGATCAAAATTAAATGTTATATCGCCTACATTTTCAATACTTCTATAACTTAATGGAAATCCTAGTTCAGTATCATTAGTTCCAGTTCCTTGTTTGTAAGAAAATATTTTATTACCAGCAAATGTTGTAGAATTATAAGACGTGTCATTACCAAATGCGTTTCCATCTTTATCAAACATATCAAAAAACGGTTGTTGATTAATGCTTGTTTTTTGTTGTCCTGAATTCCAACTAGTACCATTATAGTAAAAGAAAGTTCCTCCGTATGTGTTACCAAATCTAACAAATACATTTTCATTTTCTAAAGGTGCAGTGTCTGCTTCCTCAACTAAGGATATTTGTACATTATTTTTAAATGTAATAAAGTTAACTTTGTAAATTTTTCCTTTAACTAAATCATCAGTATCTGCTGTAAATAAGACTCGCATGCCGTTGGTTAAGTTTACACCGTCAACATTATATCCTGCACTTCCTTCAATAATTGAAAAAATGTCCTTTGTAAATGTATCTACAAGATCAACATCAACTTTGGCTTTTGTACCAAAATTATAAAGTTTTAATCCAGCTTCAAATTCTATAATAGGTCGTTTAGCTCTAGATGCTTGATCAAGTGTAGACGAATTATTACTTAAAAGTTGTGACTGTTCAATAACACTTTTGTGAAACCAACGATTATATCTACTCCAAAGGTTACCATCACTGGTAGCTCTGTTTATAACAATATAATCTTTATTTGTAGGAAATCCTAGTGCTTCACTATACGGATAGAAATCAAATTCGTTGCCATCAAACGGAACTGTTATGTTGTCAGTAAATACTCCACTAACTGTTAGATCATCTTGTCTAACTAGTTTAATTTTGTCACCAACACCTTCTACATACCATTGACCAGATGCATATTTTGCTGGAGTAACTTCACCAGCAAATTCTACTTTCATTCCATTTGAAAAGTCCCAACCGCTACTTGTAGTATATGTTTTTTTGCCTATAACTTCAGCTTCAACATCAATAGCAGTATTGTCTTCAATGTCATATATTCTCATATATCCTGAAACATTAGGATCATTTTTTGAGATGTAATATAAATTATCCGGAGCAGTATCAGGTATAGTAAATTCTATAATACCCTTTTCAATATAAACAGTAGAAATTGTGTTACCGTCTTCGTCAGTTTTAGAAACGCCTGTATTATAAATTAAAGAAGTATTAGTTGCATCACCAAACTGCACACTTGCAAGAGCTTCTTCTTGACTTACTGGGTCTACAATAAATCCGCCAGCGTCATATGCTGTGCCGTCTTGATCGTACAGTACAACATCAAATACTCCTGCACTTCTAATTCCATCAGTAGTTGCAACAATTACCGCTTCACCAGGAGTAAAACTTTTCTTTGTAGCAAACGCCATTGGATGATTTGGTGTGTCAATTTCAAATCTGTATTTTTGTCCTCTATACAATTTGATTGTAGGATTATTAGTTAGCCCATCAGGTGAAAATACATATGTAACATTATCAACATTATTACCAAGTCCAACTGTGTATGTGCTTATAACATCTTTAGATTGTCCAAGAACTGTAATTAGATCAGGACCATTAGGTAACCAATAATATTCACGGAAATTTGTAAACTTATCCCAATCAATATGAGGATTCCATGCATAATATTCTTGGCTATTTAATAAGCTGTGGTTATCAATATTGCCGCCTAGATTAGCAATAGTATTAATATAGTCGTTGTAGTCTTTGTAAAAGTCAATATTTCCTAAATTGTCTTTAATTACTGCGGCTGGCTCTAATTGATAGTTTTCTCTAGATTGTGTAACTGCGCCAATATAGTTATCGCTCGGATTAAATGCTTTAGTAGCTTTGCGTCCGATGTAACCATTTAACTTTTCAGCTACACCTGGCTGTATAAGTTGGTCAAGTGTGCTAGACAAAAACTTAGAGTTATGTGCTGTGCGAAAATATCTTGGAAGATGATTTTCACTTTTTCGTCTAATACTATTATTCCCGCCCGGAAGCGCCGGTTCTTGTTGATCGTTATCGTATGCCATTAATAGCTACTGCCTCCATTAGTTGAGCTTGAGCTTGTGATACCTGTATTATTAGTAGTTGCACTTGAAACAATATTTCCAGATGCGCTAAGTTTTGAAGCAGTAACAGCATCAATAATTTCTAAATTATTAACTGTTGCTCCGCTTATAAAAATTTCATCAAGTTCTGATTTGATTTCAAATAAGCTACCAAATACTTTACTTTCTTGTTCGGGCACAATAACAAAGGTTACAATGTCAGGAGAAAGTTGGTTGGTTACATAAGTTGCTAGTTCTGTAAAATAAAATGTTTCGCCAAAGTCCCAATTTTCTAATGCAAAGAATTGATTGATTGCACTAATTACCCTAGATTTAATATCATTGTCGTTTAGTACTAGATCAGGATTTTTTACAATTTTAAATTTTGCTTGCAAATCTAAATCAGCCTTTGCTCCAAAAAGCACTTTATATTTTACAGGATGAAAAATAATTTCATCACTTAAAGATTTAATTTTTCCTATTTCTGCACCATAACTTAAAAATAAATTATCACTTGATGGTGCAAGAGGTTTTGTCGGTATTGTCCCGTCAAGATATTGTCTATAACTATTGTCGTAATTTCTTGTTAAGATATAAGTGTCAATTATGTTACTTGCACTAGGATCTATTCTTGTGTTGTCATCAGCAGCATGAATATACTGGAATTTTAATTTATCTCTACCAATATGTGCTTTGTAATCTGTTGTTAACGCAAGGCTTCCTGTTGCACTTGTATAGATATTAAACACATTTGTATTCACAAAGTAAAATACTTGTCCGTTTAGATACTGACTGAGTGCTCCAACATTTTCAACACCTTGTAAAACTCTAATATTTTCAATTGCATTGTCAACATAATTGTAATCTTCAACACCGTCAGTTGTAACTAATTTTTTCTGGAAAACATATTTTGTTAACGGATTAATGTTTTCGTCAACAATTACATCAAAAATTTCAGGATCATCAACTACACCGTCATCGTCATCGTCAAAGAAAGTTACTTCAACTTTTTTACTGTTTACATAACCTTCAGCATCTCTGTATTCTTTTGTAATTTCCCAATCAAGATCAACTGTAAAACTGTTTATGCTGTCAGGCTTGTTATTATTATTTAAAACTGTAATTTTATCTTTTACAATTTTTCCGGTTAAACTATTGTAAATTTTATCACTGCTATCAAAGTAGAACCGAATCTCTTGATCGCTTTCAAACACATATCTACTACCTCGACTATCAATTGTATAAGTTTCACCGTCATTAGTAAACAGCAACAACCAACTAGCATCAAGTTGCTGGTTAGTATTATCACCTGTTTTACCTGTATTAAATTCACCAGTTGCATTTAAGTTATTTTCTGTAATAACACGCCACTGACCTAAATTAATATCAAATCTTAAACCAAATGTTTTATATGCAAAAATCTGATCAATAACTTGTGTCTTAACATCCTGCTCTAAACTTTGTGCAATAAACGGTTTAATTTCAACCAACTGTGATCCTGTTGGTATTACGTCGTTAAAATACACAGGACCGTTTCCGCTTTCCTCAATAGTTGTACCATCACCAGAAACACTAATTACTTTAACCCACTTATATGTTCTTGAATTTAAGTGGTCAGCGGCACCTGCCATAAGTGTTCCATCAGGCATAAAATGATAACCTGTTGGAGCAACAAATTTTAAACTTGTACCCGGTCTAATTAATTTAAGAACACTAGTTGTAAATGTACCTAGTAGTTGTCTTATTTGATTGACGTTAATAAAATAACCTGTACTTAGATTTGTATCTTTAGTAGATTGTGTCCAAGTAATATTTAGGTCAACTGTATCTGTTTTAGGAAACTTTACAAAATAATAATTTCTAATCTGTTTACTAGACAATATAGGTTCAATTGTGTTTACAATCTCTCCTTGAACATCTGTCTGTGTTACAAAAGTAAATGTTTCTTTGTTTGTAGTAAATTCTTTATAAACTATTCCGTCAGTACCAAACAAGTTTGTTTTACTATATTTTCCGGTTGCATCGAGCAAATCAAAATATCTGCTTATACCACTAGCAGTACGATTAACACTTTTAGTTTTAATAATTTCTTGACTTATACCTAGAGGACCAATTTGATAATCTTCTGCTGTGACTAATCTATTTTGTGTATAATAAGTAGCAGGTGCTCTCTGTCTAATATTAGCATTAGTTTCTGAAACACTAGCATTGTCAACTGTATATTGAAGGCTGAATGTCATTGATATAGTTTCAACTTTACCTGTGCGTGAAACATAATCTATTTCAATATTAACGCCTCTCATGTCTTTAGGACTTACGATTAATCTTTGATTTTTACTTGTTCTGTAATACACACGGAAATTTCCTTGTGGTAAATTACCAAACACACCGTCCGAGAAAATTAAACTTACTCTATCATCTATTCTAGTAAGAATACTAAAAATATTTCTAATGTTTTTACTCAGGCTATTATAGATAACATTGTTACCTTCTACTGCTTCAACCTTTGTCCATTGTTCAATTTCGTTACCAAAACTATCTAGTTTATAAAGCCACACATCTGTATTGTTTACATTTGTAGCATCTACTGCAACAACTTGATTTGTACTAGGTGCTGTTACATTAAAAGTACCTTGGTCTAGTGTTCCTTGACGGAAGTGACAAAAGAAACCGCTATTAGAACTTGCAGGACCTCGGCCATCATCTCTGTACAAAAATGCAAAGTTGTTTCCCGGAAACGGTGCTTCTTCTAAAATAGTTCCGTTATCAATGTCAGTGGAAACTATTTCAAATCTAGTAGTGCTACCATCTACAGGTTTTGAAAAACTAAAAGCAGGAACATCTGTATTAGTAGAATTAAATCTATACTGTTCTGTTGCTACTCCGTTTACTGTGTCTTTTTTAACTGGACGGCCAAATGTTCCGTTTACAGGCAATGCTCTGTTTAAAACTTTAATAAATTGTTCATACCAATCTGGATTAGAAGGATCATTCCATAATATTGTTTGGTTCTCTAAATTGATATTATTACTATCAAATAGTGTTTCTGAAGTGCTTACAGTTTCAATTTTGAGCAATCCGTTAGCAGCTTGGTTACGCTTAGGATTATACGAAAGAAGCCTTGCTAAACGCAAAACACTTTCACGGCGTTCTGCAAGTTCAAGATAGTTTTCTCTAGCATTTAAGTCAACTCTAAACGCAAGGTTTTGACCTAAGAATGCAATAAGATCAATTAATGCAAGGTATTCGCTTGATTCAATATAATCGTTAAAATCTTCTGGGTAATTCTCTCTTAGATAAGAGATCATTGTTCGACGTAAATTGTCAAAATCATAACTCTGGAAATCCGCATTTCTATAGCTTTGATAGATGCGTTTCCAGTCTTCTGCTACTAATAATCTGTTTTGTCTATCTGTTGACGACATGGCTCTTCCTTCTATACAATATTTAGCATATTGAGAAATGTGCGTAGTTAATTATGTATTTAAAAAGCCGTTGTTTTGATCAAATGTTAACTTCATTTGTTCCGAGATGTTGTATGGTAGATAGGTTAGGCTAATTTCTACTTGTAAACCACTTTCAAACTGATCAACTATAATGTTGTTGACTCTTACTCGAGGATCATAATTTACAATATTTGACACATTTTCAATAATTGCATTTTTCATATCACCTGTAAAAGGTTCAAATAGTGCGTCCCAAATAATAGTACCAAATTCAGGATCGCTTAATTTTTCACCCTGTCTGATATGAAAGTGATTAAGTATATCTTGTTTTATAAGTGCAAGGTCATAAAGAACTTTACTAGAATTTCCATCGTTGACTGTACTAATGCCTCTATAAGTCCGTGATCCTGGTATAGATTCATTTTTGCGGTTTTTTGAAGGAACACTAATTTGTTTGTAAAGTTGCTTTTCTAAATTGCTCATATCGTATTTACCTTACATTCCTTTCCTGAAAGTATCAGGTACTGTTACATATTCTCCTACACCTGCTGTATTTCCTGCAGCAGGATCAGCATCAGTTTTGGCTGGCATGTGAGCTTCAGGATTAAGATTTTCATGTCCTAACCACGGTTCTTTTTGAGGGCTTCTTAACGGGCCATATGCAGCTGTAGCCGCAGGACCGTTCATGTTTATGCCTCCAGGTGCTGTTTCTGTATGTGTTTGTGAAACAATGTGTGTGCCTTGGCCAGCAGTAATTCTACCGTCATTACCTGCTGATAGACAAATATTTCTACCTGCACTCATAATAATATCTCTGTCTGCTGTAATATTTAAATCTGCCGCAGTATGAATGCTAACACTATCATTAGCAAATATATCTATTTTACCATTAGAAGTAAGCTCTATCCAAGTTGAACCTTTAGCGTTACCTATGTAGATTAAATCTTCGGTATTGTGCATCAGTATTTGATGCCCAGTTCTTGTTCGCAATCTTGTAAGTTCGTTGTGAGGAAGTGTTGGATCACCTCCTTCGTTTCTTTCTACACTTGCATATTCTGGAGGGCCTTGATCTGCTGGTGTTTTTCTTAATAAAAACGGATCACCATCGTCCATTACAAATGTTGTTCCGCCCAGTCTACTAAAAGGAACTTGACTTTGTCCAAAGTTTTCACCATATGATGCTGTAGGTTTTCCTTCTCGTCTGTCAGATGGACCAGGAGTACTAATGCCGAATACCATGCTAGGAAGTTCTCTTCTAGCACTAGAAGTTGTAGTTCCTCTAGTTGTGTCATCTAGTAGTCCTTGTCTTCCTAAAAACCCAGACTGATTGTCATCTACAGGTTTTATATATTTTGTAGGATCTCTTCCTGCAGCTGTTTCTAGTGTTTTGTTATATTCGCCGACAGGTTTAGGACTTGAATTATTTTGGTCATTATAAGTCGTTGAAGCACGACCAGGCACCATAAAGTTCATATACTTGTCTTGTACACAGCCTATCCAATAACCAAAACCAAAATTTTCTTCCATAGTTAATACAACAACAGTTGTACCTACATCAGGTGGCACAGCCCACATACCGTAACTTTGCTGTGTATATGCAAATCCAGGATTTGGTTTTGCACCTTCTCTAGGAGTAACCCCGTAAAAAGGACTAACATAATAGCAAGGCAAAAGATAACCACTGCCGCCTTCTGGATTTCCAGATTCGTTAATTTTTAATATTTCAACTTCTACTGCACCCATATATTCGCTGTCAAGATGGTTTTTTATCTTGCCTAAATACGGACCAGATGATTCCATCCAGGACGGGCGTCTAGTTCTTGTTATTTTATTTCTACTCATTGTTAAAATCCTACATTGGCGCCGTTGGCTCTTGCTGCGTTAACACTAGCGATTCTTTCAGCTTCTGCTTGATCGCCAGCACCGTTTTGCGATGCTCCTGCACCTTGATCTGTTGATGCTCCGCTTGTATCTTCAGTTCTTTCTGTCATAGCTTGGTTGTCAGTTGATGTTGGTGTTGAATTTGTATCCTGTCCTGACTGATTTCTTCTTCGTATTAATTTAAGTGTTTGTATAAATTGTCCTTCTGCAAATCTACTACTTACAAATAATACTTGATATACTCCGCTAAATGCTCCTACTGGTTTGCCACCTAATGACGGAAACATCATTGTACCATCTTGATTGTAATCTACAGGTGTTCTAAAATTAACTAAAATATCAACTTCAGAAGTTTGGTAATCCATAGTACCATCTTTTGTTAGATTAATATAAGGAGTTTCTTCTGCATTATAATTGCCCATGCCACTATCTGCAATATAATAAGGATCGCCCCATATCTCCATATTTGCTGTTACCAAATCAACATTACTATTAACAAGTGCATCGTTAAAATCTCTTGCAATGCTAGATTTTGTTCTATCTAAAAATCCTGCTGTAGGGCGTGATTCGCTTCTTGGAGAATCTCCACTTGTAGCATTTCCTGAACTGGAAAAATTATTTGTGTCACCAGTTTGCGGTTTATATGCAGGATGTCCTGGAGATAATCCAGGACTAGCAGTTTCTTCTTCTTTGGTGCCGGCACTATTCTCTCCGCCAAATGGCATAATAGCAGTAAAAAACGCTTTGTCAAATTCAATATTAAATTTTAACACATCGTCATTTTTTCCAGTATAAATGTAATCATATTCTTTACAGCATTGTTTTTTTAATTCTTCAATTCCTGGACTTGCTTTTGTTGGAGGAGAATATCTGCTGATGTGTGCTTTGTAAGGAATAACCCTGTAAACATATAACTTAGGAAATTCACCAGTTAAATCCATCTGTTCATAATTTGTA